GGATGACGTCCCAGCCGTCGTTCTGCAGGGATGTCGTGAACTGTGTCGCGTTCCAGGGGTCCGTAGCAGCGCCGAGAATGCCGATGTGCTGGGCCTTGCGCTCGTTGGCGTACGCTCTGATGTAGTCGTAGTCGACGACGTTGCCCGGTGTGGTGCGAATATATTCCTGGTCCACCCACGTCTGGTAGTCGACCTTGTCCCGCTCGCCGCGCCCCGCGATGTTGTCCGCGGGGATGAAGAACATGGGTACGATGCCCCAGCGCCCGCCGGGAAGGAGAGGAGCCCAGATCTCGACGGCCGCGGCAATGTCCGTAGTCGACGCGAGATCGAAGCCCATGTACGCCCTTCGCCCCTCGAGAGACCCAATCGGCACTCTGCACTTGTCCCAGTACCCGAGGTCGAGCCAGCGCACGGCCTGGTGCACCCACATGTTGAGCCGCAGCTGCTTGAAGGCGTTCTGTTCTCCGGGGTTGTTCAGGGCCTTGTTCGCAGCAGCAGCAATCTCCTCCGGCTTGATGATGACGCTATAGCTGGGGTTGGCTTCCCGCCACGTCGCTTCGGCCGTCCAGTCGTCTTTCTCCTGATCCGCCTGCTGAATGAAGACAAAGAACGATGGATCCACGACGTGGCCGCGAGCGATATTGAGCGCATACTCGTACTGCTCACCACAGATTGTCATGTCGTCATCGCCCGCAGTGGTGATCGCCACGGTCAGCGGCTGCTCACGCGCGATCGTGGAAGGCGTGATGACATCCCACAGTTTCCTCGACTTCTGCACGTGGAGCTCGTCAAAGATGATGCATGATGCATTGATGCCGTTCTTCGGCCCAACTTCGCGCGAAAGTACGCGATAGACACCGTTGTTGCTCTTGCATTCGAGCTTCAACGTGTACGGGGTAACGCGCTCCGACAGGACAGGAGATGCCATGGACATATCTTTGGCGACCTTGAACACGATCGCAGCCTGGTCTTCGTCGCCTGCCACTGAATAGACCTGTGGCGAGGACTCGCCGTCCGCCAGGAGATGATAGAGTGCGATGCCGGCGCAAAGTTCAGACTTGCCGTTCTTCTTGGGCACGGAGATATAGGCTGTCCGATAGAGCCGCAGACCGTCTGACACACGTTTCCACCCATAGAGGTTGCGCAGGACGTATTGCTGCCATTCCATGTCGACCTTGAACTGCAGGCCCGCCCACTTGCCAATCGTGTGCACGAGGTACCGCTCGAAGAAGTCCACCGCGTAGTTCGCAGCCGCTTCGTCGAAGTACGCGGTATCAGCAGAGGGGGTCGGATTGATGTACCTCATCTCTTCTTCCTCTCAACGTGCAGCGCCACCTTTGCCGGCGGTGTCGACGTGGGCGGCTTGAATGGATCCGCGGTGCCCTGATTCTTCCGGCCGAGGTTCGGCTCACTCGATTGTGGGAGCTTGATGCCCGTTCGCGCCGACGGAGTGATGCCGATCTCCCGAGCGGACTTCATCATCGCATCGTGATACGTCTTGCTGATGCCGATCCAGGGAGAAGGGTATTGTCCGCAGACATTGCCGAGCTTGTCGTACGCATAGATGATGAAGTCTGTATCCTTCACAAGGTGCATCTCAGCATCACGCCACCGGGCATATGCCTGGCAGTAAGAAGCAACGACGGAGCGGTCAACCGGCCCGATGAGCCCGTCGACTTTCGACAGGTAGCGCATGACGCGGACCCATTCCGTCTTTGCGTAGCCGGTCAACCAGGCAGGACAAGAAATGGCGCCCGCTGCGAACTTCGGTTCGTCCAAGTTCTTGACGCGCCCGCTGCCGAGCTTTTTTATGGCGGAAGGTTCGGCTTTCGGGCCTCTTCTACCCATTTCCACCCCATAGGGAGGTCAAAACTCGGACATTCGTGCTTTCGTTGCCCACCGCCGGCTCTGGGCCGTTCACGTTGTAGAGATTTGACCCGCCCCTCCCACCATGCATGAACACTGCGTCTACAGTCATGCGGTCGCGCCCTGCAACGCAGTCATAGAAAGCAGAACTTGATGTCAAAGAATGGCTAGTCATCATGCTTGCCGCCCTTCTCAGGGTGCTTCTTGTTGTGGCATGGGTCGCACATCGATCTGAGGTTGCTCTCGACGAGCGCGAGCTCAGGGTAGTCTCGCACTGACTTCTCATGGTGCACCATCGTGGCAGGCGTGACCCTACCCTCAACAAGACAGTCCTCACAGAGAGGGTCCTTCGCAAGTTTCCTCGCCCGGGCAGCACGCCACTCGGGAGACACGTAGAACTCGTGCTCGAACTCATTGCGTCTTGCTGCGTCGTAGTCATGTGCTGTCGACTGTTGATGCTCGGCACAGTACGATGATCCAGGAATAGCGAACTGATGACACCCGGTGCGATTGCAGTAGCGCTTAGCCGCATAGGGCATGTCACTTGGCACCCATCGTCTTGTACTTGAGGATCCTGACCATGAACCAGTAAATGATCGGGCTCAGGGTCTTGGCTCTGACCTTGTATCGCATATCCAATATGCTTTCGCCCTTCTTCCTTTTCTTGGGAGTCATCACGACATGCACATGAACGACGTGGTGAGTGATCTTGTCGTGTCCAGTGACAATGAATGACATGGTAGAGAGAGTCATGCTGTCACCATAGGTGAGAGCGGGGGCTGTCCAGGAACGTTGCCTGACTTGGAGCTTAAGGCAGTCATGTGCATCCCGCTCTCAGTGTAGTTGTAGGAGCCTACGGGAATCGCACCCGCATCGGCGCCCTGGCCGACTGCTGTCATTAGCTCCATATGACGTTCCATTAGGTTGGGGCAGGCAGGATTTGCACCTGCGTCCGCCGAGGGCAAAGCCCGGTCGGCAGCGTCTCGGATAGTCAGCCCCAGGCAGCCCGAGGTCGTGAGTCGAACACGACCGTAGCGGAGAGTCGCCACATGCGTCTGCCTGGACTCGGGCATGAGCGGCGACATCAGCGCAGGGCCGTGAAGGAGGATTGGAGGAAGCGACCCTGCGCTCATGCGACCGACCATATTAGCCTATCCCCAACCCGGAGTGCGCATTCTTCCCCTTCGATGCCCGGAATGGACCTTCGCCCAGGATATCTCCGGTATGCCCATTGCATGCTTCAGCATCCAGGGCACGACGCATCCACGTGTCTTTCTCGTCAGCAAGTTTAAGATACTCAACCATCGTGACGGTCACTTTTGTCGGATCCGGGATGGGTGCCATAGTCGGGGCCCAGATATGTGCTCCACCCTTGCCTGAGTTATCCATAGACGCAAATCTCGGTTTGCGGGCGTCCAACGTCGCTTGCTCGTCGCTTTCCATGGGCTTTTCTTTTTTGAGCGCGTAAACATTTCTGCGTGAAATCATCATGAACTCCGCAGACCGCTATCCATGCGAGCCGTTTGTGCGGAAGGCGAACATTGAACGACAAATCTTGTGTCAGTTTTGTCCCGGCTTTGGCAAACGACAGGGAGGACTAACATGGTGACGCCTCCTGCACGAGCGCGGACCAGGAACCGGCCGAACCGCCACTCGACACAGGAGGTGTCACGTTGGAAAGAGAGTATGACAGCTGACGGAACGCTCTTACATATCCCGCCAGACACATCCTGTCAGACGTGCGCTCTTCCAAGGTCTTGCCTCCAAGGTCTCTGATCGCCAGACATCCAAGGTCTCTGGCACTACACGCTCAATGTATGGTCAAGTGGCACATCCCCCAAATGTCAGCGAGTATTACACGCAGCGAAATTCAGGTGGACACGTCCTCCACACTGCCCCAGCTGTGCATACACGCGGGCCAGGCGGTCATGTTCGCGAGCTGCGGCTTCAGGATTCGCCATCACGTGACTGAAGATCGTGTGCTTTGCTCCTGTCTGTGGATCCGTGACGCAAAGTGCTCCACGCCACTTCCCGCTGGCTGTCTGTGCCACGCCATAGTAGCCATGCCTGGGCTCACGCGGTCTGATGGGACGTGGATGCGCACGACGAACAGATTCCAGGTCTTCAATGCTGTCGATAGCCCCGTTGAGAATCTTGACCATACAGCGGCGGCCGTCGTCGGAACGGATGAACACTTCGGTATTGTGGATGTCCATCTCGTAAATAATGGCCGGCAACACATGTGTGATGCCTTCGCGATCCCCACAGACTTCCCAGCAGAGCTCTTTGAGTGCTCGGACGCACTGGTATCCCCTGGCTGCGAGCGCTGCAACTACATCTTCCCTTTCTCTCTCCATAGCTGTTCCCTTTCTGGCGCCAAACGCCAGCCTGCCCTAGCCCTTCGTTTCAGTGGTGCGAGCATAGCGCTTTTCTCTGGCCGGTTTTCGTGCACGCGCTGTGAGTCGTTCCGCCTTGCCCTTGACTTACCTCTGCCCTCAAGGCTTCCCTATGCTACCTTGTTATGTACCCGGCGTACAGCCTTCACAGTCGACAGCCTTGTGGTGATGTGCTCCACCGGACGTCTTGCATGGAGAACAAGGACTCAGAGTGTTGTCGAGGCGACAGTCCTTCTGGTGCTGACAGGTATGACATCGGCAGTCCTCGCACTCGGGTTCATCCTGGCAGACCTCCGAACGACGACCCGAGGGAATCTTTGCGACCGCGGCAGCCGACGTGTCCACAAACCGCGCATGTCCGAGTAACGGCCAGTCAGAGTAGAGGTCGTTCAGTGTTCCCTTCGCCTTTTCAGGTTTCAGCCAGACGTGTGTGTAGTTGGTCGGACCGTTGACATCCTCTGCTTCCTCAACAGCCACCAGCTGCTCGACCTGCTCGAGGGTGAGGACAATAAGCTGCTCGTCGGCGTACTTCTCGTTGTACTTCGCGCCAAAGGTTCCCTCTGCAACCTGCTCTCTCAGAGGCACGACCTTGCCTTCCTCGGCCTTCCATCCGATGACGTCCCAGCGGATGATCGGCTCGTTCTTGCTGACGTTCTTGCGCTTCGGGTGCCGGAAGTCGTCCCATCGGTCACCGTAGATCTGCCAGCCGGCGTCCGTCTTCTCCACGCGCGTCACCTTGTAGATGTCGTACACGTAACCTCTCGTATGCAGTCGGGTCACCAAGTCGCCCACTTTG